AAAACTATCTGAGGTCACTACTGAAACAATCTTAGATTTTCACCAGGCAGTTTGTTTAAAGGCTCCATACAATGCAAACAGGCTTGTTAGTTATTTAAGAGAAATGTTTAATTATGCAAAATCAAAAATGTATCTTTTAGGTGATAATCCCGCTTCAATACCTAAGAAAAAATTAGCGAAAGAAAAGAAAGACCATTTTGATTATTATGCACCAAGTGAGGTTCCAAAAATACTTGCAGATTTAGATAAGGAAATGAAAGTCCCTCACAACAAACTTTGTGCAGCTGCAACAAAAGCAGATTTATTATGTGGTGGTAGATATGCTTCAGAAGTTAATAATCTAACAATCGACCAGATTGATTTGAAAAGTAAAACAATCAATTATGAAAATACAAAAACAGGTCAAAAAGTTAGGCCAATCAATGACGCTATGGTTGATTTTATTAAATACATTTATGATCAAAGATCAAAAGGTGCAGCGCCCTTTTATTATCCACCTGAAGATTTAAGACATAAATATCTTTTTCCTAATGAAAGATTTGGAAGAATGATTAGAACTAAAAGAGGTTTAAAACCAATTAAACTAAAACATCTTGGTACACAGATTAATTTTTGGAAAATATTCTGTAAAAAATATGGTTATAAACAAAGAGATCTTAAATCTCTAAGACATACATTTGCAGTTTATATGGTGCACCAGGGTATAAGTTTGAGAGTGCTCCAAAAAATGATGTTGCATGAGTCTATTACAACAACTGAAATTTATGCAGCTCTTGATAACCAAACAATTAAAAAGGAAATGGAAAATATATCTTTTGATGTTGCTTGATCTTTGCTGCTAGATTCTAGCTGCATGTTGCATAATTAGTTTGTGCTGATAAGTTATTTATAAATGGGCACAAAGAATAAGATGTTATTAGATGAAATAGCTGCAGCTGCAGCAGAACGGGGAGTATCCCTAGAGCAAGTTTTAAAGTGGGTTAAAAAACATAGCCTAAAGGGGCCTGCAAAAATTAAAATTGATACAGCAATAGATATAAGAAATTTCTATGAGAAAAATAAAAAACTTACAAAGCGACAAATCATAATTAAATTTTCTCAATCACCAGAGTTTAAAAGAATTTTAGATAATCATTTTACAGGTAAAAAAAGAAAAGCTTTTGATGACAAATCATGGAAAGAATACAAAGAAAAAAACTATTTAGCAGATAAGGAACTTCAAACAGTTGGAAATTATAAAAAATTTAAATTTATTGAAAACCAATTATTAAAACCATTAACGGGTAAAGGAATTGTAAGTGCATTTTGGAAAAACACTGTTCCATCAAAATTAATCACAAAGTCGAAAAAGAAACTTCCTAAATGATGTTTTAGGAACCCCGTTTGATTTAAATTTCTCTGTTTTTCTGTAGTTGTACTCACATGATACGATTACTTAAACCAAAACAAGTTGCAGAAATTTTAAATGTTTCTGTGAGAACTTTAGCCAACAGAAGAGCACTTGGATTAGCTCCCGCGTATATTCAGGATCAAAAAGGTTCGAGTGTTAGATATCCTGAAAACAAGTTGGAGAGCTACATCAACAACGGAATCAAAAACAATTCTAATTTTAAACGAGGTAAAGCATGAACAATAAATCAATGACAGAAAAAGCTATGCCATCAAAAGGTGATGGAGCTGCAGCTGCAGAATTAAAACTACTTGTAGATAGAGAGATTATGAAAAGAGATTTTGAACAAGAAATCTTACAGCTGCTTGATGAGAAATTTAAAAAGGAGCGAAAGCCAGGCGAAAGCTATTTGGACTTCATCAAAAGACAAGATCCTGAAGAGTTAAAAAGGATTGGATTAAAAGATGGATCTAATGTTGTAGATTTTAGAAAATATTCAAAATCGAAAGAGCCAGAAGTTAAAAAGTTAGATCTCGCTAGTCAATTCACACCAGGAAAAACTTTAGCAAGTTTAACAGAAGCTGAAAGGGACGCAGTAAATATGCTGCTTAAATTAACATTTGGAAAAGCGAATGACTAAACAGTTAGAACTATTTCCAAGAGAGGAAAGCTTACAAAAGGTAGTTGATAGAACTAAAAAAGATTTAGAGTTTGATAAGAAACACCCACCCATAATTAGAACCAATCATCTAATACAACAAGGTTTGATTGATAAAGGGGATATGATTGTTTCATTCGATCCTGCAACTAGATTGTTTGTAAATAAGGATCGAACAATTGCTTTTCAAAATTACAATGACGCAACACAATATAATAAATCTCTAACTGCTGAACCTGAAGTAGATAATTCAAATGTCATAGTTGCAAATGGCGAAATAACTACTGAAAAAACTTTAAGAAAAAAGTTTGAAGCAGAGGGCCCGATAGATAAGAAAATTAGAGAGGGTAAAACATTAACACCACAAGAAGCTAACTACATAAAACAAAACCCGTTTGATGTTAAAGCTTTCAAAAGAAAAAATTATATTGATAGCATTTATAATGGAACCAGGAAATCGACCTGGGATCTAATGAAAGAAACTGCTGGCCCTGAAGAGCTACGGGAACTGAAAAAGGTTGAAAATAAATTTAAGAAACAGACACAACCCAAAGCTCTGAAGCCAGAACCATCAATGCAAGAATTAAACATCAGGATTAATGAAGCATTGGATTATAAACCAGGCCCACAGCAACCAAAAAAAGAAGAGATAGATATAAATCAACTCATCAAAGAGAGAGCTGATCAAAGATTAAAACAAGAGCAAGAAGCTTACGACCAACAGTTTGGGACAGGTGGAATTGTACAACTGAAGAGGCCAATATAATGCACTTATCAAAAGAGGAAATGAGAGAACTGATTGATCAATGTTTAGATCAACAAAAAGTACAAATAGAGATCAATAAAAATAATTCTGAGTCTATTAATGAACTGATCACTAGAAATAGATTTTTAAGTAATAGAATTGATTACCTTGAAGCCAGGTGTGATCGATACAAAAGAGCATACCAAAGAATGTATTGGCAGCGCAAAGACGAAGAAAAGAAAGCTGCAGAAGTAGAAAAAAATTTAAAAAACTTTTTCAACGAGAGGACAGATAATTAAATAACTAAAACGGAGTATTATAGATGATAACACAACAAGGGATTAAAAAATTTACAGAAGTATTTAAAGGATCAGATAAATTTTATCTTGCTAATCCAGAAAAGATTACAATAAAAAAAAATGGTGGTCAGAGGTGGGGAGTTATAGAAAGTAGTTACGAATTTCCAAACTTAACGCTTGAAGAAGCTATCCAAAAACACTTGGACGGGAGTTTAAAAAGAGGGGTTGTATTACCTCCAATAAGAAAACTAGATAATAAATGTATTTGGGGGGCGATTGATATAGATGGAAACATTTACAAAGATGATGATTTTAAAAAAGAGATACTCAACAAGATACAGAAATTTAACTTACCTCTCACAGCTTGCTTCTCAAAATCAAAGGGGTTACACCTTTATATAAAATTTAATGATTGGACAGATGCTAAATTAGTTGTGGATATACTTCACACTTTTTTAAAAAAGTTAGATCTTCCACAAAATACAGAATGTTTCCCGAAACAAATTGCTCTTAAAGATGATGAGATTGGAAATGGAATTATGCTGCCTCATATGTATGGAGTTGGAAATAACGCTATCAGAGAATATAGAGACGGCGATATTGAAACCACTAATGATATAGAAAAATTTGTTAGTTGGGTTTTATCTCAAGGAGTTGAAGCTAGCGAAATAGAAATAGATCTACCTAAATCAAAGAAAAAGAAAGATGATTATGAAACAGACAATGGGTTATCTAAATGGGAAATACTAAAAGGGATTAAAAATAAAACTATTGAAGAACACCCAACAATGGGAGGGAAATATCATAGTTGGATCCAGGTTGTCATTGCTAAAGCTGTGAAAGGAAATTGGGGGGATAATGAAATATTAAAACTTATTAAAGAAGTTCACCAAGACAATAGAGGAATTGGGTATGTATGGCCAGAGAGTTATCAAAAACAAATAAACTATACCAGAAGAGAGAACAGATTAAACAAACCTAATCCAGGAGATACAAAATTTTTAGAAAAACAAAACCTGGAGACAGCTTCTAAACTAGAAGAGATTAAAAAAACTTATTGTTATGTCATGGCTAATGATATGTTTAATAAACTTGGAACTGGCGAGTTTTATCAAGCAACACAAATCAATAACTTCCATGCTCATCAAGTATTTATTGAAAAAGGAACGCTAACAAACAAACTTTTAAATAGTAAGAATTTTAAAAAAGCAGAAACATTTATAACGAGTGCAAAATATAAACCAGGTTTAATTGAAATTACTAAACCTGGAGAAATCCCTCTTATTCAAAGTGGAACAGTTTTAAATATTTATATTCCAAATTACGTGCAGCCGAAAAAAGGAGATGTCCAATTCATATTAGATTTTTTTACTTGGCTAGTGGGCCAGGATAAATGGAAAACGATTGAGCAATGGATTGCTTATAATATCCAGGTGCCAGGAATAAAAATCAAATGGGCCCTGGTTTTAGTTTCAGAAGTTGAGGGAGTTGGTAAAGGATTATTGGCTCGAATACTTTCAAGAATTCTAGGTTATGAAAATGTAAATGAAAACGCTAACTACAAACATTTAACCAACACACACAATACATTATTAATTGGTACTCAGGTTTTAGTATTGAATGAAGTATCACTTGGAGATTTTAAAAGTAAAAGTGAGGGAACTAATACTTTAAAAAACTTTGTAGCTGATCCGTTCTATACTTGTAATTTTAAGGGGAAGCCAATGATCAAACTTCCAAACTTAACAAACTTTATGCTCTTCTCTAATGATCCAAGAGTATTATCAATCAACGATGGAGCTAGAAGATATCATTTCAGCAATATCAAAAAGACAGAGGAGGAAATTATTCAGAAAACAAATGAAGGTTTTTTTGATAAGGCCTGGAACTTTGTTGATAGTGATGAGGGAGCTGCTGCATTAATGTATCATTTTAAAAATGAAGTTGTAATTGAAGATCCAACAATATTTCAAAAGAGAGCTCCACAAACAAATGACTTATTAGAACTTATTGAGCAAAGCAAACACCCAATACAAAAGAAATTAGAATATGATTTATCAAGACCAGACAAAGAGAATGCAAAAATATTTAAAATTTCTTTCTGTGGAATTATCAGCTTTGATGAATTGAACGATAAACTTCATATTAGAGACAAAGACGAAAGCAAACAATTAGATTGGGGAAGTTATGGAGATGACGCTTTATATAAATTTTTATCAGCTAATAGTGATCCCTGGAATAATGGAGAGAAAACAAGACAGATTAAAATTAACGGAGTGAGGAATAGATTTTATTTATTAAATGATAGTCTTTGCCCGATCCCAGGTAAAAGCTATAAAGATCTTGAGCCAAAGCAAATTGAGATAATCTATAATAATTATTTAAAATGCTGGAATGCAATCGCAAATGAAAAATATAACTACCAGGAAGCAATGAAAATGAGACCTGGTCTGGAGGTAGAGATTATTAATATGATATCAAGGGGCAGCTATAAAAAACTTTATAAAGATATCCCACAAAAAGAATTACTTTCAAAACTTATGACAGGAGAAGAAAAGCTCTCCCATAATGATCAGTTTAGAGTTGAGGCCTGGAGAGAAAAGACAAAAATTATCAATAGAGGAATAAGATTCCCCAATAAAATAATTGAGGACATAGGAAACAATGAAAAATAATAGCAGGAAAGCAAAATCCAGATATCTTCAAAACATAGTAAGGGAGAAGATTATTGAGCTATTTAAACTTAATCCTGGAGATATCAGAACTAGCAATACGGGAGAGAACGGAGAAGATGTGAAGTTATTATCTATAACTGCCAAAAGAGCTTTTCCATATTCTACAGAATGTAAGAATTCAGAGCAGCATATTGGATTATATAAAAACTTTAAGCAGGCCAATAAACATAATCATAGAGAGCCATTATTAGTGATTAAGAAAAATAGAGAAAGACCACTCGCAGTCATAACACTGGATCATTTCTTTGAACTGATTGAGAAAGATGATTAATCAACTCTCTCAAATTAATCAGTGCATTTAGACAGCACGCTCCGCTTTAGTCTTTATTCTCATTTTAAAAAAATAGTGAGTTGATTGAGTTGGTTGAGATCTACTTCAATTTTGGTGTCTGATCTGATAAAGTTACATCAGCGTGCAAAATTTAAGACCACCCATCAATAAATGATGTTGTTATTGGTTACGCTGAATTTTAAAACTATGGAAAATAAAAAAACAAATCCGTTTGATCTATCGCGAAAAGAATATGCAGAATTGCTAGGTATAACACCAAATGCAGTTAGAATGAGAATGCGACATGGTAAACTAGAGGGTGAGTATATTTTTGAAAATGGAAAATATTTTTTCAGAGCACCTGAATCAATGCGTGCAAACATAGTTTTAAACCATGTTCAAAAGACCATCTTAAAGAAGATTTATAGAAGAGGAAATCATCACAAAGCTAATTATCCAAATGAAGCTTTTAGAAAACATAATGAAATGAAAATGTTAGCAAAATTAAAATACAATGTTGATGATGAAGTACAAAACCTGATGCCTGAAGCCGTAGAAATTGCAAAACAAAAAAAGCGTGAGAGATTACAAAGTGCCATGAACCAAAAGCCATTATTAAAAAACTACAGCTCGGGAATTATTAATGAGAGCAATAAGGGATACGGAACCCATGAATATTTTTCACCAAGAGCAGATTTATTTTCAGCTAATAAATTTAGAACCAGGAAATACACACCACCCAAAATAAAAAAGGGCCCGTATGAGATTTGATTATTGGTCCATGTTCCTAGCTGCTTGCAGCCAGAATCTAGGCTCAAGAAACTTAGCGTGCATTGACCATCTTTAAATAATTTCCTGAAATGGTAAAATTGCTAATCATCTAATAATAAACCGAGCCCAGGTGTGATGCCCATTGCACCTGGGTTTTTACATCATTGAGTCATTGTTTAGGATTTGTTAACCTATAACTATGAAAAAACTTTATCTCACATTTTCCATCTTATTATCACTAACTGTGAGTTCATTAGCTCAGCAAGTTTCCTGCAAAGGTGTTAACACTCCTGATGCAAGATTCATTATAAATGATGATACAATTATTTTAAGTGAGAGCGCAGGTTCTATGACATTTGATAAAAGTTGGACAATGTCTAAAAACGTTCATAAAGGAAAAATTAAAACTAAATTTGGTGGAAATAAAAGAACTATGGAACTTCAGATTGATACAAGAACTGGAGATGCACAATTAACTACAATAGATTATTATACTTCAACAAGTGACGAGGTTTACGTAAGAAATTATAATAATTGTAAATAAATGAAAAAAATTATTCTCTATATTTTTTCTATATCAATATTAGCTTCGAATAGTTATGCTGCTAATATCTCTATGGTATGTGGGGGCAATGCAGTTAAAATTGATAAAAGATATATCTATCAATATTTTGGTAGTGGTGCTGTTGATAAATATAAAATTACTAATAAAGGACCAGGATATGTTTCAGGCTTTTTAAAAGGAAAAAACCTAGACTATGATGTTTCAGTAAATCTAAGTTCACAAACACTTACAGTGAATAAAAAAGATAGAAAAACAGGAATTACTGGTAGCTACACCAAAAATTGCTATTAATTTTTTTTTCGAATTTTTATTACCAGAAAATGCTAAAGGTAATCATTTTTATATTATTAACCTTATCTGCAAAATCATATGCATTTGAATTTAATTTTAGAATGGAAAAATGTTTAGATCTTAGTTTAGAAAAAGAATTTAATTTTACCTTAGATGACTATGTTTATAATTACTTAGAATTTGATTATTTAACAAAAGAAATATCTGTAAACTGGATGTACAATCCTGAAACTTATAAAAATTATACTGGTAGAGCTGATGAATCTGGCTCAATTTATTTTGATATTTTCCTATATGAAGACGATTTGATTAAAGGTGTAAATTTAGAAGATGAAGAAATTCAAGAAACTATAATGGTTTTTCCCAAAGAAAAAAGATTTGTAAGAACACTAACTTTTGTTGATGTGGAAAAAACTTTTTATGTTGAATCTAAATGCTTAAAATATTCAAGTTAAATTCTTAGACTCAACGTTCAGGATTTGATAATATTTTAATATGTTCGGAAATCTATTTGAACTTCTTATATATGTTGTAATAGGAATTTTTGTTTTAGGCTTTCTTTTTGGACCTAAGGGGGGAAAAATAAAAGCTGGTAAAAAAGAGTTAAAAACAGAATTTCCAGGCATTATAAAGTTATTTCTTTTAGGAACTTTAATTACAGTAATCATTGTTGCAATCAGAGGCTATTAAACTTTAATAATTTAAAATTATGAAAAAACTTCTCCTAGCTATTCTATTCACCCTGGTTCTAAGTGGGGGTGCTAGTGCTAGCTGTAGAGATGATGTTGAGATGAAATGGTCTATTGAGGATGACAGATACGTCAGATTTATATTTTTAAGTAACAGTAATAATAAAATAAATGTTTATGAATATGGTATCCTAACATCAGATAATAAATTAATTAAAAAAAATAAGATATCTGATACTAAAACATTAGGTGGTATGCCCGTATTAAGTGGAGCCATTCTTGGTAGTTTTGGAAGAGAAGTGTTAGATATGAATGTTATAGATATTAATACTAATGTAATTAAGTATGCATACTATCAGTGTAAATACCTGGATTAAAATGAAAAAAATATTAGTTTTAACAATCAGTTTATTTTTTATTTCTAATTCAATATATGCAACACCATCAATTGATAATTTCAAAATAGATAACGAAAATAAAATATATTTAAAACGCAACGTTAATTACTTTACCAACCAAGGCTACGAAATAGTTCTTCAAGAAACTAGAGGCACAACAACTGGTTATGTATTAAAAAAAGATGAGGATTATGTGGGCTGCCGAGCAGTGGGTTTATCTCAATATCAAACCTGCTATATTATTGATTTAATTAAGGCTGAATGAGAAAAAAAAAATATCAAATTAATTATGCGTGTATACCATGTGGTAATGCAATATTAATAGTTTGTGGTAAATGCGGTCAAAAATTATCTTGGGGAGAATACACATCTACAGGCGGTAGAGATAAAATTTTACTTAGATGCGAAAAGCATGGTTCAATAAATGCTCCTTATTGCGATTGTGGAAAAAGGATGTTTCCATTTGATGGCACATCAGAAGACTTTTAACATCTGTAAAATAGACTCAACGTTTAGGATTTGGTAATTTATTTATATGACTCTTGAACCTTGTAGGGAATGTAATGTAATGGTTTCAACAGATTCAAAAAAATGTAAGCAGTGTGGAGTTGAATATCCAACAATCTTACCTGAGAAAGTTACAGATCTTATGTACTCCTACAAAAATAGTGAAATTACTAAAAATGAATATGATCTCTATAGAATAAATCCAACTCATATTTTTGTAAGATGTTCAAAAAACTTTTGTCCAGAGGGATATAAAGTCATAAAAATATCTAAATCAAAATTAGACAAAATAGTGTGTTCAGGATGCGGAAATAAACTTGAAACTGTTTCACAAAAACAAGCCAAACAATATTTTGAGAATAAAGATTTAGATTTTTTAAAAGTTAAAACTGACAAATTTGAAAATCTTGGAAAAATGACCAAGAAATTTAAAAATAAAGCTAGTACGAAAAATATTGAAAAGATGGTTGAATCATTAATGAAATCAAGAAAAAGAAAAAAAAAATTAAGAGACATGTCAAAAGAAGAGCTGATTAATGAAGTGGCTGAAACAAAGTTACATTCTCTTTCAAATAAACAATTAATTGGAGGATGTATTGGAATACTTGGTTATATAATTGTTAAAGAAATTGGTGATTGGGGTTGGCACTATGGAGATATTGTTGGTTTATTTCTTTTAGCTTTTTTACCAGGAGCTTTATTTATAGGTGGAATGCTAGAAGAACGATAGTTTTAAAATATGAATACTGAATTAGCCTTACTTAAATTTATTAATCATTACATAAAACATAATCCTGATGAAAATGGACAAATATATAATGAAGATCAATCAAATCTTGTTGAAACATTTGGTTACTCATTAGTTGAAAGAGTTCACCCAAAAGTATTTGAAGATAATATCATCGAAAATAAGATGAAGCTGAACTCTAAAAGAATTAAAGATGATTACGTCAGAATTCCTTTAACACCAATTCAGATTTTACATTTTAAACTGATGTACAATATTGCTTTTATTAAAAAGAATTATCCAGAAAAAATATCAGATTTAGATTTATCTGAGGATTTGTCTGAATTATTAGACAATGAAGATAAGATTATAAGTTTGTATAATGATATTAAAAAAATTGGATTAAATTAGATGAAAAAACTATTATTTACTTTTTTATTCTATTTATCTTTTTTTGTAATAGCATTAGCTAAAGATCTTGAATTAATTTGTACCGTTGATGATAGATCATTCTACGACACTGTAAAAATATTTGAAATTGAAAATCCAAATAAAGCAATGATATTATTTTTAAATGAGAGAGATCTTGCTAGTGGTGATGTAGCGGTTTCGTCAACAAGCTACTCTATTAGAGGTGATTATAACATATACAGTGATGGAAAATTTAATAAAATTGGTGTTTTTAAATATTTAATTAATCGATCAACAGGTTCTTTTCAATCTATTATTTCTTATGACGGTAGTGCACCAATAATCTCAAATGGCAATTGTATAGAAAGCAGACCTAAATTTTAAATTAATGAAAAAACTCCTCCTAACATTTCTATTCACCTTAGTTCTAAGTGGGGGTGCTAGTGCTATAATTGAGAATGAATTAAAATCTAAAATTGAAAAACTTGGATATTCACCAATATCAAAATCTTTAATCGGAGATGACTTAGATTATTCAGAAGTTTTAAATAGACAAATTGAATTCATAGAAATAACAGAGAAAAAAATTTTAAATGAATTAAAGAGCATAGAAACATCATGCATAGAGGACTTTACTGATATTAAAAACAATCAAAATAAACTTGATGATTGTGTTTTACGAAGATGGGAAGTTAATAAAAATGGAGCAGAAATAGATTATCTCGCTAGGGAAATTAATTTTGATTTTAGAAATATAGAAAGTCAATTACCAAAAACAAAAATAAAGAATAGTAATTCAGGCGGTACTTTAATGACGCCATCGTTTGACGGAATATCATCAACAACAAATTACCTAGTATATGGAATGGATTTAGGTGCTTATAAAGATCAAAATTCTGAAGTTAATGAGCTAATGAATAAATATTCAAATGTAAAAGATGGAAAACGTAAATTGAATTATGCAGAAATAACCAAAACAACTGTCGCTATTGCAACCGCATATGTAGTTGGGAAATATGTTGGTGAAAAATTAGGTGAATCTAAAACTAAAAATAAAACAGAAACTCGAAAAACAAAAGTTTGTACTGTGAATAGAAATTGTCCATTTGGAGTTTGTTCAGTTTTTTGCCATTAATGCTCGAAGTACTAATAGCCCTGGAACTTGCAGTATTAAACTATAGTCTTTTGAAGGATTAGACTAAACGTTCAGTTTTTGCTAAACTTGTATTATGAAAAAGCTTTTAGGGATAGTGGTTCTGAGTTTGTTATTAGTTAGTAATTCTTACGCCGCAACAGCTCAAAGTTTAATAGATTCAAAATTAAAAAATCGTAAACTTGAAAAGATTGAAGGTGTATGGAATGGTGGTGGATTTATTACGGTCATTTATAAAGATCAAGGAAACTACTATTTAGATGCAATAATAAATGGATCTACAAGATGTAATACAAGACATAGATTGATTAAAATATCTGATAATTTATTTGAGTATAAAAGAAACGCTTACAAGTTTGAAATAGGTGGAAAATCTGGAGATTGTCGTCTTGATACAAAATGGACATTTTCATATACATACTCAGTAAGTGGAAATACTTTGACTTTTAATGGTAGAGCCTCAGGTCCCAGCAACCTAAATCCTTGGAGTCAATCAATGGCACGAACTTGGCCAGATAATTTTTCTGTACATAATGATAAATTTAAAACAAAAGAAGATACTCTAGAGGAAGATAAACAATTAGCTATAATGGTTAACACTGCAAAAAAAACATGTGGTGTTTTAGGTTTTGAACCTGGTACGGAAAAATTTGCTGATTGTACTTTAAAACTTTATACACAAAAAGTTGAAGAGCTAATTGCAGAAAAACAATCGAAAAATCAAGTTGTGCAAAATCAAGCTAGTTCAAGTCAATCATCAGGTTCAAATACAACAACTATCTATGATCCAGTTAGAGATAGTCAAAATTTAATGAACAAAGGTCAAAAGATGTTAGGTGGTGGTTGCACTCTTGGTGTTGATTGTTAATCAAAGGACTACTTTGATCGCGACACTTGTTCGATACACTCTCTACACAACTAATAGCCCTGGAACTTGCAGTATTAACCTATAGTCTTTTGAAGGATTAGACTAAACGTTATTTTCTGGCGGGCTTAGAAGGACTTGAACCCTCAACCTCGGAGTCCGTAGCTCCGCGCTCTATCCAATTGAGCTATAAGCCCTGATAAATTTAGTATAGGACAATATAGGATCAATTGAAATATTTTTTCAAAAAATTTTTGAGCTCTGTGAACCTAACGATCATAGATTATACACCTAAAGTAGAAGCAACCTTTTTTTCAAAATCAGGGGATGGGTCTAAATTTTTTTTCTAAATTTGGAATTGAGTTAGGATCCTTTTTTAAAGCGGAGTCTTGCGAAGCTGTGCGAGCTGCAACAGCAGCGAGCACTTTAGAGTCTGTTTTAAAATACTAATTGTGAGTCCATACAGCTATCTATTTTAATTATAAAAACTTTTAGAGTCCCTTGTGCCTGTTGCTTGAAGCGTTGATCCTGAAGCGTTTATGAACGATTTAGAGCTATAAAAAAACATTGCAGTATGTGATTAATTTTATTTTTAGTTGTTTAATTTTTTAATGATTAAAGATTCAAAAACATAAGTAATCGCAACAAACATTCTAATTATAAATTAAATATCGAGGTACTATCGAGGTATTACAAAAAGAAAATTTTGATGGCGTGTTATTATGTTTGGTATATAATAATTCTAAGCGGAAATTTTTTTGATCAGTTTGATCCGTAGTCAAGTGCTCTTATATTTATAGAACATTGGCTTTTCAAATCAATCAATGTTTTCGCGGAAAAGTGAGAAATTGAATGATGAAAGGTACTACATTTGTTCACGAGCATTCGAGGTATTATCGAGGTATTGGGAACAAAGAGAACAAACTAGAGTCTTTATAGAGTCTTTGAAAATGTTCCTAGATTGATGTTTAGGAAGCCCGTTTCAGTGCATTTGATTTTTTACTCGATAATAAGTGAACAAAAACGAAAGGTAAAAATAAAATGGTTATTAGTAAATTAGATGGAAAAGGAATCCAAAACAGAAGAAAGTTAAATCAAAGTTATATAGATAAACTCACGCCTGGAAACAGATTATATTTTGTTTGTGATACAGAAGTAGTTGGGCTGAGAATTGTTATTTTTACTTCAGGGGTAAAAACATTTTATCTACAAAGGTATATTAAAGAAAAAAGGTATTCAGTTAGATACAAAATTGGAAACTTCCCTGAATGCTCTGTTCATACTGCTCGACAGATTGCTCATCAAGTAAAGGCTAAATCTGTTCAGGGCCAAGATCCGTCAGTGACTCTCAAAGAGTCAGAGGCAGAAAAAACTATAGGTGATGTAATGACTGAATTCTTGAAAAAAAGATATAATTGGTATTCAGCAACAAAGCGAAAATCGACCATACAAAGTGCCAGAGATACAATTAATGCTTGGGTTTTTAATCAATCCAATGATCCAAGAATTAATAAAATTTGGAAACAAAACAAAGAAGTTTTAAACATTAAAAGATTAAAACTATCTGAGGTCACTACTGAAACAATCTTAGATTTTCACCAGGCAGTTTGTTTAAAGGCTCCATACAATGCAAACAGGCTTGTTAGTTATTTAAGAGAAATGTTTAATTATGCAAAATCAAAA